TTATTGCCTGTCTTTTTTGTATAGTAGTCTTAATTTTTCACCTTCAACGACCCATATTTCTTCTATATCCTTTCCTTGCTTGATATGACCATAGATACTCCTTATCATATAACCATCTGTGAGGTTAGGGCGGTCTATGATAATTCGGTTGGATTGCTTCAATCCGTGTGTGAGCATATTCCTACACGCCCGTTTGGGATTATCGGAGGTGAATCCCTCGTGTTCGTACCATTTTCCGTCAATGAGGAGGTCGGGGCACTTTCCCTCGAATTTGGTTCCCATAAGGGTGTGGTAGATATTTTGGTAGACAAACTTTTGTGGCCGCGACATTTTCGGTGTGAGTTTTACCTCTGCCCCTTGCTTTGCAAAGAAATCAGCCACCTGCAGAAGTTTCTTGAAATCGCTGTCGGCAGGGTTTACTAATTGATGTACCTGCACTTTTCCTCCATTGGGATATTCTTTCTTTGTTTCATATCGGACAGCCTCGCACTGTCTTATGAGTCGGCATGCTGCGCAGAGTTCATTGTCGGGGATGAAAGCAAGTTTCTGTTTGCCTTTCGCAAGGTCACAATCCTTACACCTCTTGATGGTATAGGGATTGTAGTCGGGTACGGACTTCTGTTCTATGCCCGGATTGAATCGGAAGATTCCTTTCGTGTCCTTTCCTGTTGCCTCTTCTCCGAGGTCCATTGCCTCGTCGTGGGGTGTGACCGGATATTTCGATTTGCGCACCTGGACGACGGTGCAGCGGCAGTTCCATCCGTTTGGCGGGTAGTAGGACTCCCAAAAGGTGTCGGTAATGGGCAGGGTGACGCGGTCGAGCGCGGCATGCTCCGGGCGCACATGGTTATCGCCGGCCGTGCGGTATTGTAGATTATACCTATCACCATCCTGCCTAAAGCCCTCCCATTTAGCGGCCATCTGCGCTGATGCTTGCACGAAGTTGTATTCCGCTCGTAGGTAGTTGCGGTTGTAGGTGTTGTCGATCTTTTGAACGTCCTTCAAGAACTGTTCGAATGGTTTTCGATTGCCGTTTTCATCGAGGAGCGAAGGAAAGGCCTCTTTCAGCTCATGAAACGTCTTTATTCCGGAGAAGATGTAGTCGGACCGCTGCAGTCGTTTTCGCATTGTATCGGACATCTCCACTTTTTCAAATGAATCATCCAAGACTTCCGCGTGTGCCTTGATGAAGTTCTGTATTTTCGGTTTTTCTACTATCTCGATTCGGAACTGTGCCCCTTCGACCTTGTAGAGCGTCTGCATCATTCCCTCGAAGAGGCGGGATAACTCCTCCCTTATTTCCTCCTCACGGCTGAAAGTGTTTTGCAAGGCTTCTTTCCCCAATAGTCGGGCATAGCGTTCGTGAAGCCCCTCGTAGGTGGAGGGGCTTAATCGAAAAAAGGCGTTTGCTTTGCGCTCTGTTGCTTTTTTTTCTTGTCCCCTTCGGGTTCTGTGGGTTCAAGCGCGGTGCTCTGCTGTCTGCGTTCGCCTACCGGTATGCTATATTTCTCTTCGAAATAGGATGGGTCTACTTCGTAGTTGTTCAGTATGAGTTGCTCGTAAGCAACCTGTTGCTCCGGCGTGTAGTCTACACTATAGTCCCACTCGAAGTGTATGCCCTGTAAGGGAAATCCGTGCCGTATCATTCGTGGTATGAGTTGGCTGTTGACCATATCGCGTAGCATGTCACAATCCGCTTCCACGAGATTCTGGAAAACTTCGAGGTGCGTTTCAGCCTGTGATAGCGAAGATCCGTCCTCAATGGTCATGGTCTGTCCGATGATGAGTTTTGAGAGTTCCGAGTTCGCCCTGTCGATTCTTCTGTCGTAGACATTGAATGCATCGTGTTTTGCTGATTCTACGACCTCGATCTCCGTGCCTTGTTGGAAGATGCCCCATCCTTCCGTTCCCATGTCGGCCATCATCTTTTCCATTTTGGCAAGTTCCTTGTCGTCTCTCGATGTCGTTCGTGCAATTCGCATGGGCATTCCAAAAATCTCTGCGAATGTGTCCCAGAAAGCCAAAGCATTTTTCTTCGGTATAGTCTGCGTAGCCGCTTTGAGATAAAGTCCGAGACTGTCCGGCTGTCCGACCTCTATGAGGTAGTCGGCAAAGGGCGGCTTGTGATAATCGATTCCCGCCTTCCATTCATCGCCGAGCTGTTTGACGACCCTGCCGTATTCCGGAATGACGTGTTTGCGGGGTATGAGTTTCACCCCATCGTAAGAGAGGTGGTTGTTGCTATCTGTTGTGATCTCTCCCAATTCTATGAGCGAGTGTCCCCAGTAGTTGGCATCCAGGCTATATTTCATAAGCTGTTTGAACCAAGGTGCATTGAAGCAATCCGCCGCCTGTTCATCCTCCTCTCCTTTTTCGTTGACCAACTTGAACGAACGCGAGAGTACGAATCCCTCTCGCTGCTGTATACATCCGGATAGGTGCAGGTCCACCTCCACATCTCGGTATATGTCATAGAGGCGCTGTCGGTTTGGGTTGTCTATATTGATGGCCATCTGCCAGGCCATTCTCCAATCTCCGATGTCCTTCCTCGTGAGCGAGTCGGTGGTGCGTTGCAGTTCCATGACCGTTTTTCGAAAGCGCTTTGCATCGTTTTTCGCCAGTAATAGTTTTCCGAACGGCGTATTTACGTAAGTCCCGTTTACGTTGTAGCGTTTGTTTTTTGCCATAATTACCAGTTGTGTTTGAGTTTTTTCTGACAGCCGTATACCATGGGCATTCCGACCGGTTCTCCGTATTCATCCATGGCGAGCGGCAGGTCCGGCACAATCTTTCCGGCCTGTACCCCCTCGAGCCATTTGACAGCGCGCTCATAGCGTTCTTTTCGTATCTCCATGCCCATTTTTTGCGGTGTTGATGCCGCCATGTGATAGAGTGCGATGTCGCAGGTGTACATCACGACGAGCCTGTTTCGGTCGGTTCCTGCTGCGCTGAACACCGCCTCCGTATTGTATTTCGGTCGGAGATATCCTGCTATCTCCTCCATGGCCTCCGTTTCGGCGTTGGCCCGGTTCTCTTGGCTGACTTGCGACACTACTTTCAGTGCCTGGTCTCCGATGACCACTTTATAATCTTCATCCGTGATAAACATGCTCTACAATGTTATATATAATGCTTTCCGCTCAATATCCCCGACGGTCGTTCCCTTGCGGAAAATGCCGTTTGCCACAAACTTTCTCACCTCCTGTTTGGAGAGAACCTCGAGCTTCTTGTTGATGACCAGCACCAGATACTTACGGTGCGTGATGTTGTGTAAGTCGTCCGCTCGCTTTACGGCCCGCTTGAAGCGTAAGCCGAAGATGATGTCTTTAATCAGTCTGTACATATTTTACCATATATTTTTTGAGGTTGGCCGGCGGCCAAATCTCGGTGAATACGTTTGCTGTCTTGTATTTTTCTGGAGTATATATATTGCCCCCTCGTCCGCGTCGGGTGCATCGTCGTTGCCGGTCATACCTTTCTCGAAGGCGAGCGTCTGTTCGATTCCCGCCTGCATGTCGGGGTCTTCCTTCTGCGAGATGTCGTAGTAGACAAATCCGCGTTCCCAGAGCGGACTGATGGCCTCGACGCGCTGGAACTTGTCCGGTTTTTTACGCGTGTCGCCCGTGATGGGCAGCTGATAGCCGCGAAGGTTCCCCTCCGTGGTGAACTCATCGAGGAGAATATCCTGCATGAAACTTGCCTCGATGGCGAAGCGTATGGCGATGCCGATTTCCTGGCTCCACTCGTAGAGGTCGTAGCACCAGCGTACGAGTTCGGCGATCGATGCTTTGCGCACGAACGCTCGCAGGTGCCAAAGATTGGTTTTGTGTTTGCCCCATAGTTTGGCCGCCTTGGTATCGTTGGTCTTCTTGCTTTTCCACGATGGGTCTATGTAGAGGACAAATTCGGAGAAGTCTTTCCACGCCGGTCGTTTTGCCCACCGTATCCATTCTTGCCGGAAGACCGTGCCCTCGACGATGGGATTGTGCATCATCTCCTTGTTCCAGGCGCGATAGCCTACAAAGTCGGCATATTCGCGGGCTTCCTCCTTGGTCCATTTCTCACGCCATACGGGGTTTCCCTCGCTGTCGACGGCGTATATGGTTGAAACATGCACGCCATTTGTCTTGCAGATGTTGGCCAAGACTGAGGTCTTCGAGATAAGGTTACCGACCATAATGAAGCGTCCACGTCCCACGTCGAGGGCTCCGAAAAGGGCTTCCTTCACCCAGTCGGTGAGTTCGCGTACGCGGCGTTGGTTTCGACAGAGCTCGTCGTCGTCCAGGTCATCGATGACGATATAGTCCGGTCGCGCCTCACGCTTGCGTAATCCGCGCGGCGATTGTCCACGGCCACATGCCAGGAAATTAACCCCCTCCTTTGTGGTGAACTCCCCTTCCGCCCAATTCCCGATTGACATCTGCTTTCCGAAGTCGGCTATGATGCGCTTGTTGTACTGCAACTCCGCCTGAATATCCCCCAAGAGGAGGTTTGCGCTGTCCTCCGACTTTCCGACTATCACCATGAAGTTGATGAGTCTCTTGGGCTGAAATATGAGCCATAATGGCGTGAAGATGTCCATGTGCGTAGACTTGGCGTGCCCGCGCGGCCATTTGAATACAGCTTTGAGGTTGGGTGTCGTCTTGACCTTGCGCGCTGCCGCGCTGTGGAAGGGGGCATTGTGAATGGTCCGGATGACTTCTCCGGTGGTTTTGTCGCGCAGCTGGAGGAAATGGGGGAAATAATATTCGCAAAAGGCGTCATAGTCTTTTTGCAAACGGCGTATGCGTTGCTCTTTCTGCGCAGCGTTTTCCCGGACAAGACTTTTTGTGTCGGTGATGCTTTGCACCTGCCGACAGTGTTCCTGCCACTCCTGTTGCATTTTTTTGAGTTCCGCTATCGTGGCCATCGTCCTTATTTAGATTGTTGAAGGGTTCTGCATGCGCTCCATGAGGAACTTGTTTTGGTACTTGTTGATGGCCTTGATGAGTTCCGGCGTAATCTCCGGGTCGAAAGACGCCTGGTCCTGAATCCAGCGGTTGAAGGCCATAAAGACCTCAATGGCATCGATGACATTGGCTTTTTTGTCGAGTTTCTCAATCGTTGCCGATAGCTTGGAGAGTTTGTCGGCCAAGGCTCCGATGAGCGTTGGGTCTTTCGACTTGTTGACATTCTCAATCATCGCGTCGATGGTGAGCAGGAGCTTGTTGACGAGTTCCGGTCTTGAGATGTTTTTTGCCGCTCTGGCTTCCTTCCATCCTTCGGCGGTGCACCATTTTGAAATGGTGACCCTTGAAACTCCGAGTTTGTCGGCAATTTCCGTCTGCTCCATGCCGGAAAGATAGAGCGACCGTCCGAGACTCTTTTTCTGTTCTGTATCTTTTCTTGTCATTGAAAAAAATGTATTAAGACTTGTGCAAAAGTGGTTTTTTTTGTGTGTCCGAAGAAATAAGTCTGCGGGGCGTGCGGTATATACCGCATGGGTTGCACTATTATTTTGTTTTTCAGTAAGTTGGGTTGTAATATTGCAGTCGAAAACTGCAAAAGTTATGGGTAAAACAAAACGAGTAAGAATCAGTAATGAGCGTCTGAACAGCTATGGTACCCGTGTGCTGACTTCGGGCCTGAACATTGAACAGTACAACCGCAACCCGGTATTGCTGTACATGCATCAGCGTGGACAGGTCATCGGTTTGGTAAAGGACTTGAGGGTTGAGGGCGCGGACGTGACGGGTGAGCTGGTCTTTGATGAAGCTACAGAATTGAGCCGCCGCTGCAAGCAGCAATGGGAATTTGGTTCGCTTAAAATGGTCAGCGTGGGTATCGACATCATTGAGATGAGTGAATCGCCGGAACACCTTGTTCCGGGGCAAACCAGCGCGACGATTACGAAGAGTAAGCTCTTCGAGGTGTCGTTGGTGGACATCGGCGCAAACGATGATGCCTTGGTGCTTCAGAAAGACGGCCTTCGTATAACTTTAGGCAAGGATGGCGGCACCGTACTGCCGCTGCTGCATAGTAAGAACCATCAAAAAACAAAAGTAATGGATCAAGAGAAATTAGCCCTTGAATTGGGTCTTCCGAAAGATGCCGACGAAGCTGCGATCAGTGCAGAACTGGCAAAGTTGAAGGCCAAAGCTGCGGAGTTAGAGACCCTTCGCACAGAACGCGACACGCTGCGTGCCGCACGTATTGAAACCCTCGTGAATGCTGCCGTGGCCGAGAAGAAAATCGGCGAGGACAAGAAACAGCAATTTTTAGACTTGGGTAAGAAGATAGGTGCCGAAGACCTACAAGCGACCTTCGCTGCGATGTCTCCCCAAGTAAAATTGAGCGGCATGCTCACGGGACCCGGTAGTGCTTCCGGCGGCGGTTCTGCTTCGTATCAGAAACTGAGCGAGGTTCCTGCCGCTGAATTGGAAAAACTCCGCAAAGAGAATCCGGCGCAATACAAGCAACTGTATAAGGCCGAATATGGGATTGAGTGCGAGATTTAACATGTATAACAACAAAAATCAGAAAGCAATGACAAGAATGATTGCAATGTTTATGGCGGTTCTCATGAACTGCCTGGTCGGCGGAACCATCGCCGTCGCTGCCGGCCTGCCTTCCATGACGGGTGTCGTTGGCATGAATGTGCTTGCCGCCGTCATCGGGCAGGCGACTCCCGCCGGTGTACTGCGCGCCGGCGTGTATAAAGAAATCTGGACGGGCGAGTTGGTGAAATATCTGCGCCGGGGTCTGGAGGCAACTTTCCTTGACGGTATCCCGGACAGTTCAAGTATCGTGAACAACGACGTCATCCACCTTGTAGAGGTTGGCGTTGACCCCGATGTGTTGATCAACAACACGACCTATCCTATTCCCCTTCAGGCTTTGGATGACAAGGACATCGCCATCAAGCTGGACAAGTTTCAGACGAAGGTAACGCCGGTGACCGACGATGAGCTATATGCCTTGAGCTATGACAAGATGGCCCGTGTGAAAGAGAGCCACGGCAATTCAATAAATGACGGGAAGTTTGCCAAGGCTGCCCACGCTTTGTGTGCGAAGGAAGATAGCGCCACGACCCCTGTCTTGAAGACTACCGGTAAGCGCGACCCGGTGACCGGTCGGTTGAAGATGACGCCGACCGATTTGCTGAATCTGAAGCGTGCGCTGGACAAGTTGAAAGTGCCGACCCAGGGTCGCCGTCTCGTGCTTTGCAGTGACCATGCGAACGACCTGCTGGAAGCTTCCCAGGTGTTCAAGGAACAATACAACATCAACCGCAACGATGGTACGATCGGTCGCCTCTATGGTTTTGACATCTACGAGTTCGCGAACAATCCGCTGTACACCGCTGCCGGCAAGAAAAAGGATGTCGGAGCCAGCGCTGCGACCGGTGAGTTCCAATGCTCCTTCGCCTTCTATGTGTCGCGTGTTTTCAAGGCTACCGGTTCGACAAAGATGTACTATAGCGAAGCATCGACCGATCCGCAGAATCAGCGCTCACTCATCAACTTCCGCCACTACTTTATCTGCATGCCGAAAAAGGCTGATGCCGGTGCCGTGATGATGAGCGGCTATAAGGACCCCAGCCTTCCTGAGGGATAAGTAAAAACGGCAAAACGAATACAAGCGTATGAAATTGAAAGTAATCAGTGCGTTCATAGATAGAGATGACCACGTAACCGTATATGATCCGGAAACCATTCTGGAGGTGAAAGACCAAGCGCGCGCCCAGTCGCTCATAGAGCGTGAGCTGTGCAAAGAATACAAGGGCAAGGCTGCTGCTGCGTACACCCTCGGTGAAGCGGAAGATAGCGAACTTCCAAACACAGGTGAAGGTACGGAGGAGACTCCGGGAACCGGGTCAGCGGAAGAGACTCCTAACCCCCAGACAGAAGGCGATGAGTAGACCTATGAAATATCTTGTAATCCACTGCACCGCTACGCCGGAAGGCCGTGAGGTAAGCTCTTCGGAGATACGCCACTGGCACACCGACCCGGTAAGTAAGGGTGGGCGTGGTTGGCAGCAGGTGGGTTACACGGATATGATTCATTTAGATGGCCGCGTGGAGCGGTTGGTGGACAACAATGAGGATGCCTGCGTCGATCCCTGGGAGATGACCAACGGTGCCGCAGGCTTCAACAGCCTGAGCCGGCACATCGTGTATGTAGGTGGATGCGATGGGCAGATGCATCCGAAGGATACCCGCACGGCCGCACAATGTGAGTCCCTGCAGCGGTATGTGGTGGACTTCCATCATCGTTTTCCTCAGGTGCGCATTGTCGGTCATCATGAATTGAACCCCGGAAAATCCTGTCCGAGTTTTGATGTGCAGAAGTGGCTGCGCGGCCTCGGCATCAGGCAGTAATGTGAAAAGCATAAGCGGAATGGAACTCAGTGGAATTATCAATCTGTTGCTGGGTGGCGGCTTGATGGCGACGATAGCGGCCATCATCACATTGCGATCGACAGTCCGTAAAGCCAAGGCCGAAGCCGAGAAAGCTTTGGCCGAAGCCGAAGCGGTTCGGATTGATAATACCGAGAAGGCCACCCGTGTACTTATCGAAAATATCGTAGAACCTTTAAGAGAAGAATTGAATGAAACGCGAAAGGAAATTGTTGCGAATCGTCGCGAGACGGCTCGGTTGCGTAAGGCGATCGACAGTGCTAACAGTTGTCGCTATAGCGATAGCTGCCCTGTTCTTGAGCGGATGCGCGTCGAGCAGAAAAAGCGTGATTCAGGCGAGCGTCAGTCAGGCATCTTCGATTCGTCAGGCTGTGGACAGCGCGGTGAGCGTAAGCGAAAGCTGGCAAAGCCCGGTGAAGGTTCCGGCGGCGGCAGTCCGCCTGGAGTTGAATCCGGACAGCTTGGCTCAGCTTCCTCCGGGTGCGAGCTACACGGCTCGTCAGGGTCGTGCTCGTGTGAGCGTGATGCGTCGTCCGGCGACGTCTAAGCATCCTGCAAGGTTGATCGTTGAAGCCAACTGCGACAGTCTGGAACTGGTCTGCGCGCGTTATGCGAAGACCGTCAGCACCCTGCGCCGCCAATTGTCCGCGACGAGTAAGTCGGCCTCGGCCCATCAGGAAAGCGAAAAAGTGCGCTCCCTGTCGTTGTTGAAGGCCATCAAATATTCCTTCATGATTGCCGTATTGCTCGGCATCATTTGGATCGTATTAACACAACAAAAGAAACGAAAATGAACAAGAATTTCATCTACGGCATTGCGTCCTTAAAGAAAGGCGAAACGCTGATCGGGTACATTGAAAAAGGTAGTTGGGACTGGGGCGGCTCAAAAGCCGAAAGTGTCGATGTAGAAGCCGAGCAAGTGCCCGATGCCCCTGTACTGACCTTGGTTCAGAAGAACAGTCAGATCAGTCCGACCTTTAACCTCATCCAGCTTGACTACGAGAATTTGCAGAAAGTTCTTGGCGGCACGCTGGTCGAGACCGGTAGCGGTGGTAACAAGAAGGTGACCGGGTGGAAGGCCCCTTCCTCTTTGGTTGAGCTTCGCGACAAGTGGACCATAACGTTTGTGAGTGGTCAGACGATGACCATAGCAAACGGTACGATTTTGGCCAACTTGGGCGGTAAGCTGACTTTGACCGAGGTATCCAAGGTCGAGTGTCAGCTGAAGGTTAACAAGCCGGCAGACGGCGGTGCTCCTTACGAGATCAACGATACTGCGGGCTGATGGAAGAAGATGTGATTAGACAGATACAGCGAGAGGGTGCTGAAGCCTTGCTTGATGCGGGGATCAGCGTGCCTCTGAAGGCTGTGCGCATTCCCTTCCGGAAGCGCCCCTTTCAGCTGCGTGTGACTATGAAGCGTCCCTGTATGTCCGGGCAGCTAAAGATTGCCCGGACCTATCTTTCTATGAACGTAACGAGCGATCAGATGTGGAAATTCACGAAAGAGGAGGAGTTTGAATTTCTCGTTCGTCATGGCAAGAAATTGAGCAGGATGCTTGCTTACATGATCTGTCGCGGCTATTTCTCGCGTAGATGTGGTGTGTGGCTTGTGGCTTGGTTCATACGCAATTTTATGTCGCACACCTATCAGGTAGAGGTGATGAAGAAATTCATATCCCTCATGGGTACGGACCCTTTTATACCTATTATCAGATCAGCCGAGATAGTGAATCCGATGCGGCTGAGACTGAGCCAAAGCACGGAGGGGAGTTAAAGCACCACTGGGAAGGTTCTCATAGCCCTTTCGGATTTGTGTGGCAGATTGCGAGCGCCACGGGATGGAGCGTGGACTATATCCTGAACGGCGTGAATTATCAAACCTTAATCATGATGCTGAGTGACGCTCCTCGCTATGTAGAGCGCGGGCGTAAAGACAATCAAACGGCAGCAGAAGAAGCGAACGATATCGTGGTTTTTTTTCAGAGTAAATTAGAAGACTGATGGCAGACGTACAACCGGTAAAAATAGAACTCTTGTTGGTGGACAGACTTTCGTCGACGATGGATAAGAGTCAGGGTAAGGTGAAGGCCTTTCACGAGCAGCTATCAAAGGCGAATAAGGAGCTGGCGGCGACCGACCAACTATCGGACCGCCTGCGTCGTTCTGTCGGCCAATTGGCGGCCGCCTTCACGATTAAGGGGCTCGTATCAGAAGTGGCCAAGGTTCGGGGCCAATTTCAACAATTGGAAATGGCCTTTACCACGATGCTTCAGAGCGAAGAAAAGGCCAATGCTCTGATGCAGCAGCTGGTTAGCACGGCTGCCACCACGCCTTTCGGTTTGGAAGATGTGGCGCAAGGTGCAAAGCAGCTGCTTGCTTATGGTCTTGAAGCCGACCGTGTGAACGATACGCTGATACGTCTTGGCGATATTGCGGCGGGTCTAAGCGTTCCGCTCAACGATCTCGTCTATCTGTATGGTACGACGCTGGCGCAAGGCCGGTTATATACGCAGGATTTGAACCAGTTTACTAACCGCGGTCTTCCTATGATCAGTGAGCTGGCTAAGCAATTCGGTGTGGCTGAGAGTAAGGTACGTGAATTGGTGGAAGCGGGCAAGGTAGGCTTTCCGGAAGTGGAGAAAGTCATCGAGGGTCTGACCAACGAAGGCGGAAAATTCGGCGGGTTGATGGCAGCACAATCAAAGACCATTACGGGCCAAATCTCCAATATAGAAGATTCGATATCGATGATGTTCAATGACCTCGGTAAACAGAGCGAGGGGGTGATCAACACCACGTTGTCCGGCATATCCTACGTGATCGCGCATTATGAGCAGTTTGGTCGCATCTTGTTAGGCTTGGTAGCGACCTATGGCACCTATCGGACGGCGATCATGCTTGCCGCCGCCGCTAAAGGCTGGGCTACAGCAGCTGAAGCGCTCCATTATAATTGGTTGTTATTGACTACGCGCGCGCAGCAAATGCTGAACGCCACGATGCTTGCAAATCCTTATGTATTGGTGGCCACGCTGATCGCCGGCGTAGTAGCGGCTATGATCAGCATGAAAACCGAAGCCGAGCTCTTGAAAGAAGCCGATGAAGCCTATGAGGAAGAGAAGCAGAAAGTCATAGCGGCTGAGGAAGAACACAAACGCCGACTTGAGGAACTCTGCCAGATAGCGGGTGATGAAGCCTTGTCGACGGATACACGCCGCGAGGCTCTGAATAAACTTGAGCAGAAGTATCCGAGCATTTTTGCGAAATATGATACAGAATATGCGAAGCTGAAGAACATCAAGAAAATCAAGGAAGAGATTGCCGCTCTCGATGGTCAGCAATCGATCACCAACCCCAAGAATGAGCTCAAGCGCGTCGGCGAGAGAATAGCCGCCCTTGAAAAGCAAAAGCGCACGGAGCGCTGGGAAAGAACCGACAACTTCGGCGGCATGACCAAGTTCGGCGGCTTGAACTCAAGCGAGGAAGCCGAGCTCAAGAACTTATATGCCAAAAGAAACACGCTGAACGGTCAGATTCAGAAGCAGCAAGCCAATGCTTATTTTGAGCAGCTTACCGGCATCAGCAACGACGGTTTGAAAAAGGAAATAAAACTGCGTGAAGACTTGCTTGCCTTGATGCGCGTGCAGGAGAAAAAGTATGGAAGAATCACCAAAGGTCAAAGCAAGGTTAGCGGTACCTTTTCCAAAGATGAGTTGCAATATCAGCTGAACAAGCTGCGGGCAGAGCAGGGTGAGCGCAATGCTCCTCGCCATTCGGGCAGCGGCTGGGCGGGAAAAGTCAAGCAGGCCTATGAGAAATCCCTGAAGGCCTACAATGACCTTATAAATGATAAGACCCTGAAACTGAGCGAAGCAGAATTTGAGAAACGCCGTAAGGCCTTGAAAGACGATCTTGATGAAAAGAAAAAAGCTTACGAGAAGGTGAAGGCCGCGAATAATAGCGATGCGGATAAAGCCGGCAAGCAGCAGCGGAAGGCGCAAGCTGAAGCCGAGCGTCGGCTCCAATTGAAGGAGAAACTGGGTCAGGAGTTGGCCGACCTGCAGCGATCTAATGATGCCGCCGAGGTTGAGACCATGCGTGAAGGCTTAGCGAAGAAGCTCCGCGAGATCGATAATGAATATCAGGCCAAGAAGAACGCCATCGCCAAACAAGAGAGCAACTGGAAGCGGGATAATAAAAAAGCCGGAATGGCGACCGGCGCAAATGGTCTGACGGCTGACCAGAGCGAAGCTTTGGAAACCGCGGTCAAGCAAGCCGAGGCCAACCGGAAGAAAGCAACAGCCACGGCCCATCGCGAAGCTCAAAAGGAGGAGACTTCTGCTATGGTCGAGTATCTAAAGACATACGGCTCTTTCCAACAACGTAAGCTCGCCATTGCCGAGGATTATGCTCAACAGATCGCGGCAGTGGAAGCTTCATCGGCAAGCGCGGCTGCGAAAGCTTGGCAGAAGCGCCAACTTCAACAAGCACAGCAGCAGGCCGCCGCCAACCTATCGTTTGAGAATATCTCCAAAGGTATCGATTGGCATGCGCTATTCAGCGGCGTGGGTAACCTGAGCAAGGAGATTATGGGTCCGATGCTGGAACAGCTGCGCGCTTATGTGGAAACGGATGACTATAAACACGCGACAGCGGAAACCCAACAGCAGGTGAGCGCCTTGTTGCAGGAGCTTCGCAAGTATGTCGGCACGGACCAAGATATGACCTGGGAGCGGCTTGACGAAGCCATACAACAGTTTGCTAAGAGCGTGGCCGTCTACGACCAGTCCGTAAAAGATGAAGAAGCCGCCGTAGCCGCTCGCGCGATGGGTAAGCAGCAGTTTGCGGAAGGTATTATCACGGAAGCAGACTATAAGGAACTTGAGCGCAAAGCTCAGGAACTTGGTGATGCCACCGTAGCAGCCCGCGTAAATATGCAAGCTTTCGGCGAAGCCTTGAATCGGACTTCAGATGAAGTGGCTCACTTCACCAGCGGGTTGAGCACCGCCTTGAACAATGCTAAAGGCTGGACGGATATATCCGGTTTTTCCGGGGTCCAAGGGTCGGTGGCATCGATCGATGCCTTGAAGGGGACTTTGGATTCGCTCCTTCCCCGATTGAGCGATGGTTTGGGTAAGCAGATCGGCAGTGCGCTCTCTTCCGGTATTGGCGGTACGATGTCTTCCATCGGCAAGGATATTTCGGGTGTATTGTCAAGCGGCTTAGGCAGCATGATCGGCATTGTCGCACAGATCCCCCAACTGATGCTCGATTTGACCAACAGCATCAAGAGTTTTGCGACGGGCGTGCTCAACGCTATGACCGAATTCGTCTCGCTACGCTGGATAGACGACTTGGTGGTGAGCATATTGGACGCTATCGGCAACTTGATCGATGCGATATTCGATTTGCCGGAGAACTTGTTCAAGGTCTTGGAAAATATCCTCGTAAACGGTGTGGGTGGCTTGATCGACGGCGTGTTGGGTCGTATTGGGAATATTCTCTCCTTCGGTCTGTTGAGCTCGCAGGGTCCGAGCGCCTGGTTCAAGAACGGCAACGAAGCAGAGGTAGCCGCTTCGATTGATCGATTGACCAAGCGGAATGAACTTCTGGGCCAGGCTATCAATGCACTGACAGACGAGATGAAGACCGCCCGCGGCATGACGGCCATTCGCTTGTCGAACGATGCTGAACAATTGCAGCGCGAGACGAACGAGAACTATAAGGGTATGGCTAAGGCGCAGGCCTCCTATCACTCTTCACACCATAGTTTCAACTATTATTGGCAGGGTTACAATCAGGAGCAGATCAATCGATTGAGTAAGCAGATCGGTCGCAAATGGGATGGCAATATATGGAATCTCAGTCCGGAAGAGATGAAGATGCTGCGGGCGAACGTGGATATGTGGGAGCAGCTTCAGCGTACGGGTAAAGGCGGCTATGGTGATCGCGTTGCCGAAAAGCTGAACGCCTATATCGAGCAGGCCGGCAAGTTGGAAGAGATTACGAATGCGCTCTATGAGAATCTGACCACCACGACTAAGGATAATGTGTTCAGCGACTTCCTCAATTCGCTCTATGCTCTGGCCGGTGGTTCTGAAAAGGTATTTGACGAGATTGCAGATAACTGGCAGGAGATGGTCAACAAAATGGCGGTGAACAATCTGGTTGGTGCAAAGTTTCAGAAAAATCTGGAAGCTTGGTATGAGCAGCTTGCGAAACTGAACAAGGCCCGCACAAATGGTGAGCTTACAGATGCTGAATACAGGGCTCGACTGGATGCGCTGAAAAAGCAGTATGAGGATTACGTGAACAGTGCGAAGAACGACATCGAGCAGCTTCGGAACGAGGGCATCATCAAGGAAACAGATAAAGCCGGCGGCACGGCACAATCCGGCAAGAGCGGTGCCTTTACGACCATGAGTCAGGATCAGGCCACGAAACTTGAGGGACTGTTTGTGAGCGGACAAATGCACTGGGCGAGTATCGATGATCGCGTGGAAGATGTGGCCGTGAGGATGAGTGCCGCGCAGGAACATCTCCGCAGAATTGAGATCAATACGGGCAGCAGCGCGGAATCATTGCAGGAGATTAAGACCGGCATGAAGCAGCTTATTCGAGATGGTGTAAAAGTAAAATGATATGGATAAGATCTTAGAAGGTCAGGTGCTGATTAACGGTATCGACATATGGAAGACGTATGGTGTGTTTCTCACGGAAGAGAAGCAAGGCGGGCGAGAGAATCTGAACGCCATCCTCACGCCGAGCAAAACAAAAGATCACATCGGTGTGGATTTTCGCGAGGTGCATGGCAAGAAATACGCCAATGCGCTGCTTCCGACGAACGAAGAGCGCGACGTGACACTTCACTTTGCACAATATGCCAAGACGAAAGATGCCTGGCTGGCCAACTATCTTGCTTTTATTCGCTTTTTGAAAGCGGGCGAGCAAGGTTGGTTGCGCATCAACTTCCCAAGCTTGGGGCTGACGCTACGCGCCTTCTACGTGGAGAGCAGTTCGTATCGCGCCCTGACCTATTTATGGAAAGAGGGTGTACAGGCGAGCCGTTATAAGGTGAAATTTCGTGAGCCTGATCCTATTGTTTAACGACCTTATAATTTGATTTGAATATGCTTCTAAGGCTGTTTGATCACTCCGGTAATGTGAAGGCGCAGATCGCTCCTGACGATAGTAGTACGCAGGTGAAGGAAATACAAGGCGACAACTTGTTGAATCTTTCCTTCACGCTGTACAACTGTATTCAGATTGATGTAAATGACTATGTAGACTTTTTCGGTGAGCGCTATTGGGCCGTGGAGCAGTATGCACCGGCAGAGAAGAGCAGCGTCGAGTGGTCGTACAACTTCAGATTGTATGGCATCGAGAGTTTGATCAAACGCTTCCTTGTCCTGAACAACGTTGATGGCGGGAATGAGGCGGTCTTTTCGCTGACGGCTCGGCCGATCGACCACGTGCGACTGATCGTAAAGAACATCAATGAAGGCTTAGACGGGCTGAACAACTTCAAGGTCGGCATCGTGGAAGGCTCGGACAACGTGACCATTGATTATACGGGTAAGTACTGTGATGACGGACTGAAGGCTTTGGCTGAAGCTGTAGGCACGGAATGGTGGATAGAAGGCACGACCGTAAACTTGTGTCGCTGCGAGCACGGCGAGGCTGTGGTGCTGGGTTATCGTCACGGACTGACCTCGCTCGATCGCGATAAGGCAGACAATGCAAAAGTGTATACGCGCTTGTTTCCTATCGGTAGCAATAGGAATATCGATGCGACGAAATATGGACACAGCCGGCTGATGCTTCCGGGTGGTGCGAAATATGTAGACGCGAACGTCGAAAAGTATGGCATTATTCATCACTACGAACAGCAAGCCTTTTCTCATATTTACCCCCGCAGGACAGGCGTCGTGAGCAGCGTACGCTCGAAGCAGGTTAAGGATAAGGAGGGTAAGCCGTTTACAATTTACTACTTTAAGGATAAGGATCTGAACTTTGACCCTAATAAGTATGAGATCGGCGGATTGGTGAAGCGCGTATCCTTTCAAGAAGGGAGCGAACTGGCGGGGCTGGGTACGTCGGAGGATCACTATTTTGAGGTGAACTATGACAGCAAGACGCAGGAGTTTGAGATCATTACGATATGGCCCTATGATGACGAGACACAGCTGCCCGGTGGCACGCTGGTACCAAAAGTCGGCGATAAGTATATCCTGTGGAATATCCGCATGCCGGACGAGTACTACGGGCTGGCCGAGCAAGAATTCCGGACTGCAGTTGACGCGTACAACAAGAAGCATGCTTTGGACGTGAGCCGATACAAGGCTCCGACCGACCATGTATGGATTGAGGAGACCGGGACTGAACTTTTCGTGGGTGAGCGCATACGGCTGGAAAGTCGGGAGTATTTTCCGGGTCAAGGCTATCGTTTGAGCCGTATTACGAAGATCAGCCGGCAAGTCAATCTGCCCGGCCGGATGGATTTGGAAATCAGCGATGCGCTTTCGACCGGCGCGATGGAGAAGATGGGTGATGCGATTCAGGATGCCCGAAACTATGCCGGGACGCTCGTTGGTGCGATCAATGTGCCGGACGTGATTCGCAGTGGCGACACGACAAAACCAACGGACAGCAATATCTATAGTGCGCGGCGGTCGCATAAGGAGTTTTTGAGCAAGAAGGCGGCGGACACGGCGCAAAAGTTGATCACCTTTCTTGAGGGAATCTCTTTCAAAAACGGTGCGGGCATAGACGGGCTTGGCAACGCCATCTTGAAATCCATTCAGACGCTCGGTTTTGAAAGGACTATCAACGGCTTTGGTGTGTGGCTCGACGAAAACGGGCGGGCACACGGCCAAATAGACTATTTGGAAGTGATCGGTAAGGCGATCTTCCGTTCGCTGCAAATCGACGAATACAAACACATTGGGGGCAATATTGTGCTTTCAGGGGCGAATGCTGTGATAGAAAAGGTGGTGCCTGTTAGTGGTGGCTGGAAATGTTACCTACACACGGACGATGGCGACAAGGCTATTACGAACGATTGGGAGCCGGGCGACCAAGCACTTTGCCAGACTTTCAATATCAAAGCTGGTGTTTACGAGAACGTTAGCAACCGTTACTACTGGCGCGTAGTATCGGCTGTGGCACAGAAGTCGGCTACCGAAAAGGCATATATCGTTATTACGGCTGATGATGCTTACCGGGATAAAAGCACCGACAACGATGCTCCAATGGCTGGCGACAATGTTGTGCTTTGTGGGCATAACTCGCTGTGGGACGTTGCTAACGGCATTGACCCTACGCTGAACCGCAACAGAATGAATGTTACGATGATTACCACCTCGAAAGAGGAGGGTGGTACTATCGAAGTGTATCGCAACATTCACGACTTTTCGCTCTCTAAAGGCAACGCCATATTCCACCTATCTTCGGACAAAATTTATATGAACAGCCAACGCTTCGAGTGGATAAGTGCCGATGGCGAGCGTATTCCTAACGTGATTTATCGTGGCGACTGGACCGTAGGCACAGTGGCTGCCCGATACGAAGCGTGGTATTATGGTGGTGGCACGTGGCTATCGCTCGAAGATAATAACACGGACGAACCCACCGAACAATCTACCCGATGGAAGCATTACGCTACCAAAGGCGAAGACGGCACATCGCCCTACACGGTGCAAATTCTGTCGGAAAGTGGCGGCAACATTATACACAATGGGCAGGGGCAAATTGCGCTTGTGGCTACCGTGCTGCACGGACAGCAGGACATTACAGATAAGCTCCTGCCTAACCAATTCTCGTGGGTAATACAATCGGGCAATACAGACTTCGACACGGCATGGAACGCACGCCACGAGGCAATTGGCAACCGAACAGTCATTAGTGCCGAAGAGGTGAACCTTAAGGCACAGATTGATTGTATAGTAAACATAGAATAACTTCAATAAACACATTAAATTCAACGCAAAATGGCAACAGTAAAAGCAAGAGGACAGGTTACTATAGTAGACCTCAACGACGCAAAACAGGTGCAGCTGCTGATGGATATTAAGTATCCCGTGCAGATGTACAACCCCGACACAAAGGTGTTTACGCCCAACTTTGGAAGCGACAACAACGTGGTAACTCCAAAGGTTTACGTTACGGGCAACGGCACTAATTTGGTGAGCAGACTCACCGCACTGATATACAACGTTGGTGGAACGGTGGTGAATGCTGGCACAACAAACGGACAATACTCTGCGGCTGCAATATCAGCAGGTGGCGCACTCACCATAAAGGGCAACATTACAGGCAGCTCGCTACCCATTAAAATAACGGCTTCTTACCACGACGACGAAACGGGGCAAAACACCATACTCGAGGCGCAAGGCTTTGTGGCGAAAACTGCCAACGCTGGTGCGCTCTTCCAAGTGGTGCTAACCCAATCGAAGGGCAACAGCTTCGATGCAACCAACAACGTTAATACGCTTACGGCAGAAGCTAAATGTTTTCGTGGCGGAGTGCAAGATATTGACGGCATTACCTATCGTTGGTACTCTTTGAATATTAAGACCCAAACGTGGGAACTTCTCTCACAAAACATACAAACAGTAAGCGGAATATCTATCCTAACGGTTAAGCCAAGCGACGTGCTGAACGTGCAAACCTTTAAATGCGAAGCGCAAGACGGCACCGAAAAGTCGGAAGCAATCGTAACTTTCGAGGACCGCACCGACCCTTATTCGGTAGAAATCTTTTCGCCCACAGGCTTGCAAATTAAGAATGGACAAGGCTCAACCACGCTTTGCGCCCGAGTGTACAGAGGCACAGAAAAGATTGAAGACGAAGCCACCGCTACAAAGAAGTTCACCTACACCTGGACCAAGTTCGACAAGAACGGGACAAAATCGAACTTTGCAGGCACAACATCGGCACAGAAAACAGGCAATCCGCTCATCGTTTCAGCCACCGATATTGACCAAAAAGCCACCTTCTATTGCGAGGTGAGCATATAATAATAGCATTTGCACGTAGGGCACTTATTTCCTACGTGCCCTATAAATACGTTTGTAAAATATGACAAATATAATAGCACGAGCAAATATCACCATCATTGACGTAAATGACGGGAAAAAGGGTGATGCCGGAGATCCAGCCCTCACGCTTGTTGTAACACCAAATACATTTGTTTTTCAGACGAACAACAAAGGCATTATTGAAAATCTTACGCAAAATGCAGGTACGGTGAAAATGTATCTTGGAAAGACGGAGGTACCCATCGACAATGCCAGCGTAAAACCTTACAACTGTGATGCCGTCGTAAACAAGCAGCAGCTCGCAAGTCAAGGCGGCCCGACTCAATATCTTCTTACGTTTAGGAACGTGGCACAAGGACAATGGAGCGGGAAAGTGGAGGTTACAGCCACCCACGATGGGCAGACACGCACAGCCATTGCTGAATTCGTCGTGAGCGCCCAAAAGTGGAACGAGGCGCAATTCTTGGCAAACGATCAGCAATTTAAGAGCATCATTGCCCAAAATAAAGCGGATAAACAGGGTCTTGAAAAGCGCATGTCTGTCATAGAGCAAGATGCAGAGAAGATTCGTTTAGAAGTGAGCAAACAGACTTTTGGGGGCGTGAATTTGCTCAAGGGTGCAAGTCTGAGACGTGATGAGGTCTCGTTGATCGCCGGCAAAAGTCATAGGATTTGCATGCACGAGACAGCGAAGATACGCAGAGACTCGCTGGGCCATAACCGACAGCCTTATCTTGAAATCAACGTGAGCGGCAAGCTTCAGGATTTGTACTCTTCAGGTCGCTTTTGGGTCTATCTTGAAAAGGGAAAGACGTATGTCTTCTCTATGCATTACAAGATCTTCGGCTATGCGACCTCAAATGTCTCTATAGACGTTGCTCTATGTAATGACTATACGGGGGCGCCGCAGAAGTGGATCGCGGGAGAAGGTGGAGATACTTTTGTGAAGGATTACACGTGGCGTAAATATACGCGGCGGTATGCGATCGACTCAACGGGATATTATTTCTTCGCTCCGGTTCTACAACGCAATGGACGAGTGCAGTTCTCGGAAATACAACTCGAGGAAGGTACGAATGCTACAGGGTGGCAGGATCCGGACATCGTAGACAGCGTAGAACGCACCGGCATTGATTTGGTCAATGGGACCGTATCGGTCGAAGCTGCTAATTTTGAAATTAAGCACAATGGCGAGAAACCTTTCGTCGTGAGCAAAGGGAGAGCTTTGCTTGGTGGTTGGGTGTTTGATAAAGGGAGACTATTCTCACAATGCGGGGATGTTGATGGAAATCCGAGTAGAGATTATGCAAATCCTCGATTTAATCCTGATATAGTCCTTGATCCGACAAATGGTTATATGTCGGGCGTTGGTTCATTCCGGAAGAAGATGTTGGTGGTGACGCCTCAAAATATCTCTCAATATGCGGAGCGGGAGGAGTTTGGTGGTCCTCGTTATGTTTTTCCGGCGGGTAAGATAAGCGCCATCGCTATGTTTAAGGGAAATTTTGATAGGGAGATCTTTATTACGCTCCCGCGCGAGGATGGGGCAGCGAACATTGACGTTGCTCGGTCAATAATAGGAGAGGTGATCGCCATATATAATCAATCGTCTCGATTTATAGCTATTTATGGTGCTGGAAATTCTATTACGATCAACCCGGGCGAATTTGCTGCGCAGGAGGTAAAGTTATCCGTTAATCCTAATACAGGTAAAGAGGGTTTCTTCAATACCGGGTGGATAAAGGGAAAAATGCTTGTTTAACTTCATAAAAAACGAACGAATATGGAACTAAAAGTAATGCAAAAGAGAGTTGAAGCTGAAGTGAATGGTACGATCGTTATAGGTGGTTTCATTCACGTGGTTGCTTACAAGGCTGACATTAGTAATCCTAATAATGCCAAGGTGTTGTTTTTTCACGACCACGTGGCAAAATGTAGCCATGATGATGTTGCCGATGAGAGCTGTTGTGCAGATTATGGGCACAACGGCCAAACATTTACAGATGGACATTGGAATTCTATTCCGGATATTGACGCGCTTTCTGTCGCATATAAAGGTGTGATAGAAATCTTCTATGCTATCGAAAAAGGAGAGATGCGATTTAAGTAAAGCTCTCTGATCTCAAGTTATCATCTTACTTCATATAGTTGGGTAAGATGATAACTTCAGGGGTAGGGATATAAAAACCCTCGCCCTGTAAATAGACTCCTACATCAATATCTACAATGCACCGAAGCACACGGGCGAGGGTTATACCTTCTCCGTGCTTCGGTGCATTGCGTTATGATGTAGGTATCACAAAGATAGTAAAACCATTTAATACGAACAACAAAAGGTAACAAAAAATATGAGAACACCCATTACTTACTATGGTGGAAAGCAGACTCTGCTTAAACACATTCTACCGCTTATTCCAAAGCATACTATTTACACAGAGGCTTTTTGCGGAGGCGCGGCCGTCTTCTTTGCCAAGAAGCCCGCAGAAGCAGAAGTGATTAACGACATCAATCAGGATCTTGTCAACTTCTATAATACGCTTCAATGCGATTATGTTGCGCTAAAAGCCAAGATTGATACAACTATTCATTCACGTGATATGCATACACATGCAGCTCATATCTTGTCGTATCCGGCATTCTTTACTCACGTTGATCGCGCGTGGGCTGTCTGGGCTTTGAGCAAGATGTCCTTTGCTTCAATGCTTAACGGCGCATTTGGTTACGATTTTTCTGGAAGTATGCCTAAGAAGATTGGGAATGCAAAAGATGAATTTACAGATTATCTGGCATGCCGTTTAGAGGCCGTAACTATTGAAAGTCGAAATGCTTTCGATGTTATAGAAACTTATGATACGCCATCTGCTTTTCATTTTGTCGACCCGCCATATGTAAATAGTGATTGCGGACATTATGAGGGGTTCTTTAATGAAGATGATCTTGTGCGACTTTTGAAGCTACTCAGTGACATTGAAGGGAAGTTTATGCTTACGATGTTCCCACATGATAGCATTTCTCAATTCGCAACTGATCATGATTGGACTATTCATAAAGTCGAACGTACGATCTCTGCTTCGAAGACTACGAGGCGAAAACAAGAGGAATGGATTATATGTAACTATCGAAAAGCAGAGGGTGTTCAATCGCTTTTCGATTAG